TATGGATACCAAGACTATCCAAGAACTGACCAACTGGGTTCGTGAATCCGACTTTATGACAGTTCATGAAATGACACTTTCCAATTGCAACGAAGCTTTACGCTTCGCTTTCTTTCATGGACTTGAATACTTTGAAGATTTGCGATCCAAATTGCTGGCCGTTTTCAAGAAAGACCATTGTCGTTTATTCGACTGGGACTTCTTGTACGGCTGGTTTTATCAGATCCAAAACCGCGAAACGAGCCAAGCTGTTACGCTCGTAGACCTTCGGGGAACGCACGTTGCCCTACAAACAGCAGATGAGACCTTCTCTACAAAGGCGCTGGCCGCGACAGAAGCCCTCAGCGACGAGCGATGCGAGCTCTCCAAGTTGCTGCGAAATCCAATTTCTCGCCCGACCTTGGCCCTAGACGCCACTATGGAAAAACCAAACCAAACCCCCCGTCCCGCCTTGACCTTGACCGATTCGATCTTTATGATCCCCCAAGCTGATGCCGTAAGAAATTTGGCAAATGCGAAGGGTATTATATCGATCACTCAACGATCCGCAGAACAGGATGATGGATCTAACGAAGCCCGCGCGGCGAATAGCATTTTGGCCTCCCAAGCAATGTCAGATCCTGCTTGGTCTTTGCCCGAAATGTCTCAGCGCCGCGTGTGGGTTAATACCTATTCGTGGTCCACCAACCAAACTTTCCAGACCGTTATCACGAAGCTCATTAGTCCGTGGGATTTTCTCACGAACTATATGCAGCAAGCTCCCTTCGAGCGCTTCCAATATTACAACGGCTCGATGAAACTCCGAATACACGTCAATGGAACTCGTTTTCATGCTGGCAGACTGATCGCCTATTTCGTCCCATGGACGACAAAAGACGCTACGCCTGCATGGCATGAAAAGAGTATGGCTGCAGCCTGGGGTGTTCCGAACGTCTTCTTAGATGCTACTGCAAATAATGAAGGCGTGCTGGACATCCCATTCTACAACCCAAAATCGTTTATTCTTCTCAATGGAGCCTACGCTAACAACGCTGACTACGTTGGAACTTTTGTTTTGCAGGTTCTGGCGCCCTTACAGGCCTCAGGATCTACAGCTTCCTCGATCAATGTGAACGTGTGGGTCGAATTTGATACCGATTCGCAATTCCGAGTGCCCCTACACACAGGAGCAACCGGTCGCGCGTTTAACCAAGAACATCTTGATCAAACGGCACGTATTGCAACGAGGATGATACCGCAAGGTAACTCAATCTCCAACGTAACCAGCGTTAGTAACTATGGTTCCATTGATGGAATGACTATCCCATCAGAAATGACGGGAGACAGCATTGGCAATGGAAATTCAGCCAGTGGCCTCCCGATGGACAAACCTGGATTTATGGCAAATCCATTTCCGGTTCGATTGAAGGCCATGCAAAACCTTGGCTCAACAATCGGAACGGAATTGGTAACACGACTCGACTTGGATCCTTCTCAACAGAATCTTTCAATCGACGAAATGTTTGGAACAAAGACCGATGAAATGGAAATGAAGTTTTTGACCACCCGTCCCACTTACCAGACAACACTCAACTGGACTACAACCGATACGGTGGGAACATCACTTGGCTCCTATTTCATTGGGCCTATGGCTTCTCTCTTTACGAGCGGTGCTCAAACGCAAATACCGATCTCGGAAGGAGATATGATCCATATGACTCAGTGGGATTGGGTGTCGAAGAATTTCCGTTTCTGGAGAGGCAGCGTGAAAGTGCGCTTGGATATAATCGCTACTCAATTCCATACAGGACGATTATTCTTTGCGCTCAATTACGGAGCCGCTCCAGATTCGGAAACAGGACTAAGAGACGCTACATCACAGTATGGTGTGGAAATTGACCTCCAAAATGAGAAACACACTTTCGAGTTCAATATTCCATACAATGCTGCCACTCCCTGGCTTGAAGTTTGCAGGGGTCCTAAATCAACAACCGAAACCACGGCTTCGTGGTTCATTCGTTACTTTATGGGCTCCTGGAACCTTCGAGTTCTCAACCAGCTAGTTATCCCCGACAACGTTGCGAATAATGTCAACATTATCCTCTCAGTGTCTGGCGGCG